GCATCAACTTCCCTAACATACACTCTCCCTGTGTCTATATCTAACCCAACCCCAACTATCGCACTTTCCGCAGAGTGCATCTTAACCGTCTTAGCCGGGTCAAGGATGATTATGTTCTCTAGCTTATGCCGCACCTTCATGAACTCTTCACTCGTCTCGCTGTAGTACTTAAACGTATCAGGCATGAAGATCGCGTCCTCGGAGGATATAGGCATATTCCGATACTCTCGGTAGAATACGTCTAACATCCCCTGCGCCTTATAGCCGTCAGCAAGAGCCTTCACGGCCTCATCGGACATAAGATCTGGCCAGTTACTCTTATAATCATCGTCGCAGATCTCAAGGCGAATCGTATGCCAAGTTGGATCGTTCAGTAAGTTTTCAAGGAGCGAATCTTCATGCAGCACAGTTCCAACGACAATCACTTGCCAGTCCTTACTCCGATCGACAGAGTTCATAACGTCGGCGAAGAACCATTCCTTCATCTTCTTCCGAATATCTTCGTTCCGCACATCATCTGGATTCTCCGCATCGTCGAGAATAATAAGATCCGGCCGGTGACCATTGTGGTTAACGCCTCGAACCTGCTGCCCAGCGCCTCGCGGGAAGATGGCGATTCCACTCTTCGTTACCCACATCTCCTTACTAAACCAATCACTCTTTACCGGGCCGAAGAGTTTGTTAATCATACTATTCGAGAGAAGCTCCCTCTTCATGTTCTCGCTCTGCAGAACAGCTTGCGTGTTCGTATTACTTATTGGAACAATGAACTTCTTATCCTGGAAGAGAATCTTCTTCAACGGGTTTAGGAGGTTGCTTATCGTCGTCTTACCAAATCCTCGAGGTGCGGCAATAGCTATCCTCTGCTTCCCGCTATTCAGGGCCTGGAAGACCTCCTCATGTATCTTCGAGAAAGGTAATGTGAAGCGCTCGGGGAAGACGGTTTTCGCGAAGAACTTGTCGTCAACGTAGCATCTGGCGAAAATCTTCTTTAGCTCTTCCTTATCATTAAAGTCAAGTTCTTCACTCATCTACCACCTCGGCCTCGATGATTCCAGATTCCATGGCGAGAGCGCGCGCATTAGCCTTCATCTCGATAAGATCTTCCTTACTAAAGACCCCGTGAATATTCTGTGTCTGGATCACCTTCGGCGCGGCATGACCATTGCGGTCTAGGATATCTTTCGCGGCATTAAGACGGACTGCATCAGAGACGCCTTCTCTCGTAAGAATCCCATCTATCGCCTCTATGCACTTCGGCGCGAGGTTCTTGATGGCACTAGCTACATCGACCGAAGAGGCATCCCGCTCAGCTCGGAGGATCTGAAGCTTATCCCGCACAATCTTGGAGTTTAAAGTATTCGAGACAGTCTGGTTTGTAATATGTAGCTTTTCGGCGATATGAGTAGGGGACATTCCAAGAAGGGTCATCCGCACTATCTCATGGTGCCGCTCCCACATATGCTGCACCTCGTACTGCCGGTTGTACGTAGGGACTCTCCCCATAAGACCTCCTTATTTACTCTCTAAAACGCGAACCCGAGAGTCTAACTTTATAATACTATCGTGCGTACTCTCTTGCTTCTCCTCTAACGTTGAGATCCTCTTCAGCCCCTCAACGCTCTCGGCCATGTGCATAGTCATATAGGCGGTGAAGGTCTTATCCATCCCTACGACCACCTCAGTTGTCTTGTCCATACTTGCCTTCTGCATATAGACCATGCTTAGTAGCATCGAGGCGAACACCGCCCCGCCCCATAAGAGAACCTTCCACTGACCTCTGTGGCTACTCACTATCTCCTTAATATAGCCTATGTCATCTTCCCTCTTAATATGAGCCGAGCAGAAGTTTTGTCGCCTATCTTCCCCACTCCTCTCGACCTCATAATCTCTAACCATGCCAAATCCCCTAACAGCCGGAAGACCTCGGAGAGGAGAACCTCCAGGCCAAGTAACATCGTATAGTCCCCTTATATCACGGGGATCCGTAGAAGTCAATCCACAACAGAGAGACTACCAGGAATACAGACAAGCCTTCTGGGTAGCGCCGATAGATGGAGTCCTGAACAGAGACGAGGCGCCTTCAGAGACTTGCTCCCTCCTAAGGAAAGGAACCGCTCTGTTAATTTATTCAACGAAGCGGATTTCAACGAAGCTAGTCTCGCCGAAGAAGAATCGCCGAAGCGAGGCAAACAAAGAGGTCTCGGCTATACGTAGAGGAAGGAATTGTGGGATTCGTTCAAACTTCACAAATTTCCTTTTTGTGGCACAGTATATAACAGCCCGCTCAAAATCCCCCAAGGTACCCCCGGTCAACATAGGCTGGCTCTTTCCCATGAAAACAACCTATTATGGTATAATGTTGTTGTGATCTTTGACAATTGAATATGGTGGGTTGAAGGTTAGGTGCCTTATTGTCGGCTCGCCGCGGGAACGCCTGCGCGCGGGGGAACAGACAGGATTGATAATAAGGAGATAACCATGGGAAAAAAGTTAACTGATAAGATGGGAGTACGGGTAGATCAGCACGGAGTCAAGCACGAGATAGTTGTGGAGTTTGATTTCACGGGCGTGACAGAGGGACAGGTTAACGAATTGCTGTTAGCCGCCCTAAGGGTCAAGTTCGCCGCTAGGGCTAGAAAGCAGGGGGAGAAAGCCCTGCAGGAAATGGCGCAAAACGACGTGAACGAGGTAATGGTCACAGACCTCTTTGAGCGCGCCCCGGCAGGGCCAGTGGACGTGTTTAAGGTCGCGGCTAAGATGGATAAAGACAAGTTACAAGCCTTGATTGCGCAGCTAGAAGCGCAGCTGAAGGGGTAGAAAAGAGATAGGCACCTAACCGGAGAACCAACCGAAGAAAGCCTCGACTTAGATGATCGGGGCTTTTTTTTTGCCTTTTCCTCTATCCCTTCCCGATAGATATGCGGGCATTCGGCTAGGCGGGACTCCAGGCTTTCCAGGGCCACAGAGATATGCGAGCGACGGGCTATGTGGAGAGGAAACTATGGGAGTGGAAGAAGGGCGCGGGGAAGGGCCGGGGTCTGATAGACGGCGAGACGACGAGACGGCGGGACGACGTCTTTATGATAAGAAAAAGAGGGGAAGAGAAAGAGATATGCGGGCAGGCTCTTCGTCGGGCAGTCGCTTCGTTCAACAATTCAACGGAGCGGATTAGAAAAGCTCTTCAGGGGACGGCTGTTTATTCCTATATGGAATGTTATTTCCTACGCACACCCCACACCCATGATGTTTGCCTCTTGTTCCTTTTGTCTCTTGTTCTCTTCCCCTCTTTCTTTCAAAAAAAAAATTAAAGAACAAGAGAGAGAAAGAGAGAAAGAAGAAGAGAGAGAGAGAAAGAAGAAGAGAGACGAAGCGAGGGAAAACAAATGTGTGGGGTGTATGTAGGAAATAGTATTGTATATACGTGTAGGACATTTATTTGTGGGTTGCTTGTTCGGCGTAGTACGCGTATTATGGGATTTGTTCTTGATGTTTACTCGGAGGGGTAGGAGGAAGGAAGATATGAGGAGAAGAGAGTGTAAGGTTAAGGGAAGTATGAATGCTCAGGCGTATATTGATATAGGTCTATTGGCCAGGATAGATAGGTCGCTATATGCTATGGGGCAAGACGCAGAAGGGAGTATGTCTGCGCTTATTGTTAGCGCGCTGGAGTTGCTTGAAGAAGTGTTAGGAGTCAATGAGAGGCTGAAGGACGTTGGGAACTTCGATCAGTCAATAGAATGGATGGCGGAGAGAGGATATAGTATGGCTCAGTTGCGGGATAAGAAGAGGGGAAGAGGGCTTCGGGCAGCTCAAGAGGAGTTATCGTACCAGCCTGGGAGTTGGACTATGGCGGGAGAGGTAGGTAAGAAAGTAACATCGGATATTATGTTTAAGACAGACGTGGAAAGAGCTTTACGTGAGCACGGGAGGGCGAAGAGTATGCCGGCTCCTCCTATCGAGGACAACACTGGAGTGTTGAAAGGAGCCATGCCGTTTGAAGCGAGTATGCTCCAGTATGATGAGGATGGCTGCGTGATTATGGGAACTGGCGCGGGAAGAGAGAAGACGGAAGCAGCTAACGCGGAAAGGAGAGCGAGGGAACTACAGGAGAAGAACGAGAGGGATATGATAGAGAAGTTTAAGGAAGAAGAAAGGATGAAGCAGTTGAAGGCGAAGGCGAAGGTAGAGATTGCGCTGGAGACTACGCCCGCGGAGAAGGTACTTGAGGCGATAGAGAGGACGGCGAAGGCCTCTGGATTAGGGAGAGGAGAAGGGGAGAGAAGATGGGAGGAGATAGAGGAAGCGTCTCCATCTATGCCTAAGCAAATACTTTCGGATGAAGAAAGAGCGGAAATGATTAGGCAGATGAATAGAGACTGAGCGAGAGCAAGTCGCTGAAGTCTAATGGTCGCTGAAGTCTAGCGTCGTTGCGATAGCAGAGGGAGGGGCGTCGATAAGATAAGATAGAAAGGAGAGGAGGAGAATAGAGAGGGAAGGAAAGGAGATAGAAAAGGAATCGCTTTGTTGAATTATTCACTGAAGCGAATGGCGGAAGTTCTTTGCGGGAACTTCTTAACTTGGAAAGAAGAGGGGGAGGAAAAGGAGAATGGTTATGACACAGAAAGAGTTGGCGAAGATTTGGCGCGGGAGAGTTCGGCCGCTGGTAGAGGAACTCCTGATAACTAAGGGAGAGGAGTATGCGAATGGAGATGATCGGCTACAGAACTTCAAGCAAGCCGCCAGGTTCATCGGCTGTTCTTCCGATAAGGCCTTACTCGGCTTCGTCACTAAGCAGCTCGTAAGCTGGTATGATTACACAGAGCGGGGCGCCAAAGGAGAGGAGATCCCCTATGAGAAGTGGGAGGAGAAGCTTTTGGACGTAATAATCTACGCGTTCCTCCACCTCTGTATCCGCCTGGAGAAGGAAGCGGGAGGCCCTTTGATCACAGGATCTGGAGGGAGTAAGGAGATGGTATGAGGCTATGCGTCTCCATAGTTATCTTCTGGCTCCTCCTCTCCTGCTCTCTGCCGGCGACTAAGTTCCCAGCGGAGATAAGAGGGATGGCGGAAGCTCTTACCATAACATCCATCTTGGCGGAGTGAGAGAGAGGGAAGGAAGAAGAGAGGGAAGGAAAAGAGGATGGAAAGGAAAAGAGAGAGCTTGAAAGAGGTTCTGATGCGCCGAGATGGACTACGCGAAGATGAAGCCAGCCAGCTCATAGAAGACGTGAAGGAGGATATAAGAGATATCCTGGAGAGCGGCGGGAGCTGTGAAGAGGCGGAGGAAATCTTCTGCTCCTCCCTCTCCCTGGAACCCGACTACCTGGACGAAGTTCTATTTGACCTATACTAGCGAGATAACAGAAGAAGAGGGAAAGGGAAGAAGATGAGAGAATGTAAGCAGTGCGGCGAAGTTCTTGGAATGAACGAAAGGCACGTTTGTAAGGAGCGGGGGAATCTCTTCGTGCCCAAACCTACGGATAAAGGGGAAGGTTTTGGGAAAGAGAGAGGGGAGGAAAAAGAGGAGATTTGCCCAAACTCTTTCTCCCCGAAAAGCTCTTGCCTCTGCAATACTTGTACGTTTCCTGAGATCACGTATCCTCGTCATATTGAGGCGAAGAGAGAGGCGAAGAGAGAGGAGGAAAAGATAGATGAACTCGAAGAAAGGAGGAGGAAAAGACGAACGAGGATCCCAGTAGATGAATACCTAATGAGGTTTGCCATCACCGCTTCCACCCGCAGCACTTGTTATAAAATGCAGCACGGGGCGGTGATAGTTAAGAACCACCAGATTCTCTCCACCGGCTATAACGGAAGTCCAGTTGGAGCCGCCCACTGCACAGATACCGGAGTCTGTTCGCGCACTTCTTCTTCCCCAGGAACCGCTTATGACAAATGCGTCTCTGTCCATGCAGAGATGAACGCGATATGCCAGGCGGCGAAGTATGGCGTCTCTATAGATGGCGCAACCCTCTACGTCACCGGCAAACCCTGCGTTATCTGCCAAAGACTTCTCGTGAACGTAGGGATTAGGAAGGTCGTCTATATCCCCACAGACCGATATAAGACGACTTCCCTCGATGTTCTTCTAAA